CGGCTACCCAGAGACGCACACGGAAAGTCGCGCGGCGGAAAGTCGCGCGGCGGAAGGCGGAAAGAGAAGGTCGGAAAGTCGCGCGGCGGAAAGTCGCGCGTCCGACTTCGCGGAGGTTCTTCGAATCATAGTAAGGAGGCCGTGCGCGGGTTGCGGTTTTAATTCGTGGATGCCGAAAGTACGTTGGGACGACGTAGTAAAATGGGGCATTTTCATGCCTTGGGGTCGCAGTTCATTAATGCGACACTGGGATAACGATTATAAACAATATAACGATCCCAAAACAATTCAATATAAGGACGGTAGCATGGCTAAGCGCAAATCAGCATCCGTTACCGTGTTCGGTGGACAGGCGTCGTCTAAACGAGCTAGAACAAGAAGCATGGGTCGCATTCGGCGAGTTACCAGATATCGCCGAGGCCGTAGAGGTGCGTCGAGAAAACGCACCTCTAGCTATGGTGCGCGTGCGCGCAGACAGATTGGCGAGAGAGTTGGCACGCATTCGGCGAAGACTAAAGTTGTTGAAGATGCAGTTACTACATTTGCTATGTCAACAAGAACGTTGTACAATTTAGTCGTGAGTGAAGTCCTTGAAGGGACTGAGAGGAATGAGCGTGTGAATGACAAGGTTAACTTTAGAGGAATTAAGGTTTTCTTGCAAGCGTATAACGCGCTAAATACGCCCGTTAATTTTCATGTGGCTTATCTGTCACCTAAGGTCGGACAGACAATTGATACGACTGACTTCTTTAGAAGTGAACGTATTGCTCGCGGAAGGAACTTCGCGACCATAGAGTTATCGTCATTGGAGATGCGAACTCTGCCTATTAATACAGACAGGTATGTCGTATTAAAACACATGCGTATGAGATTGGCAGCTGCCACGGAGGCTAGTACAATCTTTGAAGATGGAGGAAGACCAAGTCTTATGACCGCTCAGTTCTATTTGCCTATTAAGAGGCAATTACGATTTGAAGGACCGGGGTCGGACACCCCGATTGATGGTAAATCTTTATGGTTTATTGGTGCGACATTTTTACAGCAGATGCTGGTGCTTCGGTATTGATTAATGCAGTGAACTTCCAACATAAACATGTGCAATACTTTAATGAGCCCAAGGGGCATTAATGTGGAATGATATAATGGTAACGGTCGGTAGAAAGGGCTGTATGATCTGGGTCAGCGTTCATCATAACGAGGATATGGGGCGGGTCAAAGGTCTTCATGACGGACTCGTACTTCGTCGACATAAGAAGCCCATCTTTAACCATTTCAATGAAGGAGTACTGAAGTAGCTCCGATTTAGATCTTGGAACATCCAGGATCAATATTTTAGTCGTAATCTTATATAGATAAGCCATATCAGCTACTTTTCCTGATCGGATAATTTGAACCGCTTCGTGTGTTCTGTGTAGAAGCTTTGCCAAGCTCGTTTTTCCCGCGTTTCCTTGTCTGTCAACAATGAAGTAAACTTTGCGGGGATCAGGCGGTGCATCGATAAGCTCCACCACTCGTTGTTGCCAAGCTCGAAGGGGCAGATCGGGGGGAGCACTTTGGGGAAACAGATCACGGATAATACTGTTAGCGAAATGGGGGTATCGGGCCATGACATTAGGATGTTTCTCACGGAGTTCAGGACTGTGGAATACGCCTTCAGCGACGGTGGCGCGAAACTCAGCGAGTTCGTTGCGTTTGCCATCTTTGGCCAACGTACTGTCAGGTGGTGTGCCAAACTCGAGATAAGCCCCATCTTTTTTACAATACTCAATGTGGCGCCGTAGTAGACGTACCAGCTCGAGATGAGCTCGAGGAGACACCCAGTTTTTAACTTGATTGAACCGATAGCGTTGCACGAAAGAAACATGACCCTGTAAATGAGGAGTTCCAGAGGCACCAACTTCATCTCCGTAGATAAGATACTGCGTCGTTGGTTGATCACCGAGTTCGGCGAGGACGTTACGTTCATCTTGAGTAGGATTATTTAGAGTGAATTGCCAGTGCTTGCCTTGAGACATGTTGGAAGTGTGAATTTATGAGAGGAGAGGTGTGGTTTCACATCGTGTGATGTGAAAGGGTAGCCGTAATACTG